ACCGCCTGCGAAAGCACGGCAGCAGGCGCCCCCAGGTTCGCCACCTCCATCACTGCCTGCGACATTGAAATGGTGGTGCCGGTGTTCGAAACATAAGGCGCGGTGTCACCGTTAGTGCCAATCGACAGGAAGTCGACATCCATCGTGCCGCCCGAGTCGCCGTTACCTACCCCGACCCAACCGGCGGCGCTGATCGCGCTGTCGGTGGTGGTGAAAGTCCAAGCGCTCGGTTCCTCTTCGGTCTCTTTCCAGACCTTCGCGGAGAGGGTTGTGCCGTTGACGCGGAAGCGCACGTAGTACCAGGTGTTGACGCTGTAGGCATACGTCGCTGTGGTGAGGTTGGTGCTGACCCCTGCCACGAACTTGTGCAGGGTCAGCGTTGTACCTGATCCCATGATGAAGCTGTAGGCGGATTCGCTCGCCGCCGCCCCGGACCCGCGCAGCTGTAGGCGAATCTGATCCGTGTTGCTGCTGGAGGTCCTGACCCGCGCCAGGATTTCCGAGTTGGCGCGGTTGGCATCGCCATCCACCGCGTCCCACGACAGCAGACGCCGCGCTGTGGCGGTCGAGGTTTTGCGCAGGACTTTGCCGCCATCCGTGTTGGCCACGGTGGTGGCCAACCAGGTGACGTTGCTGGTGACCCAGCGCGCCGTCCAGTCCGAGGGTTGCGCGGCAGCGGTGTAGCTGCCGAAGTTGGTGTTGTATGTGGTCATGGACGGCGCCCCTTACAGGTCGGCCGAAACGCGCACACCGAACTCGGCGGCGTTGAACCCGGCCTGCGACCAATCCGCCGACGTGTTGGGGTCTACCAACCAGCCTTTAAGCAAGTACCGCCAGGACGTTGACAGGGCGTTGTACGAGGTAAAGTCCTCCGTCGAGCTGGACCGGCAGAACAGGTCCATACCTCGGAACCCCGAGTCGTTTTTGCTGGCGTAAGCGCTCAACTGCACGGCCTTGATCGCCCCGGAGCCCGACACGTCCTGGAAGCCGTAGGAATCCTTGGTCAACGCGGTGGCCGAGGACACGTAGTCCGAGGTGTTCGGTGTGGTTTCGTCGACCAAGGTGTTGTGCGTGCTGCCCGTGCTGCAGGTCATCGCGGTGTAAGTGCCATCCGCGTTTGGGTAGTAGGGCTTGACGGAAATGTCCCCCAGAAAGCCCCCTGATTCAGCGGAGCCGCTGCTGCCGGTGCGCAGATAGAGATCATCAAAGTAGCGGCTGTACGAAGAGACCGTACCGAAGCTCAGCGGTTGCAGGGAACTGACCGTGTTCGCCGTTTGGGCTTGGGTGTTGATCCCGGTCAGGTTGATGTCGACAACCCCGTTGACCCGCACTTCAATCTGTCCGGCGCTACTGTCAATGAAGACGCGCATTTCGATGTAGTACCAAGTGTTCTGAGTGAACACGGCTGTCCCATTGCCAAGGTCGGTGGCGCTGGAGGCCCCGCCGGCATACGCGCTCCCGCGCCCCACATGCAGTTTGCCGTCACTGAGAATGGACAAAAAAACTTGCCCCCCAGTACCGGAACCGTAGGCATTGATTGACGACAGGGCCAGGATCGAGTGCCCAGCGGTCCCGGATACCGTCGTGTCCGCTGGAATGCCGGTGCAATAGTAGCCAAAGCCCAAGCAGATGTTCCGGCTGGGCGTTACCCCTTTGAGGGCGTATGTCGCACTGGCGGGCGAAATTTTCAACGCCTTGCCAGAGTTGCGGTACACGGTGGAGTCAATGCTGACGTTGCTAGCAGAAACAGCGTCCCACTTCGCCCCAATGTCAGCGGTGGCGTAGTGGTCAAACCCGTCGAGAAACGGAACTCCCCAAGTCATGTCAGCGTACTCCTTTCAAGGTGAGGCCGAGCGTTGCCAAAGTGGCGTCCGGCGTGGCAGGGCCGACCAGTTTGAGCACGTCGCCGGCGGCGAAACTCACGGGCGAGGCGGCGATAAAGGTGGCCGAGGTGGCCCCGGCGGCGAAGCGCAGGGTGCCCACCGAGCTGCCGTTTTTCTGGATGTCGAAGTCGGTCTGCGCGGTGGCGGCAGTGGTGGCGACCCCATACGACCCGGCGAAAGCGGCGGCGAAGGTCACCGCCACCGGAATCGGCAGGTGGATCAGCACCAAGCTCGCGGTGGTCACGCCGTTCCAGGTGCAGTTGACGGCAAAGGGCTCGTCGACAAACTCCAGCGCCGTGGCACCGCTGTTGACCCGCACTTTCTTGAGCGCCTGCCCCGAGTAGCTGGTGGGTACGTCACTCAGGCCAGTAAACGCCGTCGCGCCCGGGGTGACCGTGACGAATTCCAAGGCGGTGCCGGCCGAGTTGACCTTGACCGTCTTGCTCGCGGCGCCGGTGTAGTTCGCCGGCACGTCGCTCAACCCGGTAAAGGCGGTGGCCCCCGTGGTGTCAGTGACGAATTCCAAGGCGGTGCCGCCGGCATTGACCCGCACCTTCTTCAGGGCCGCGCCGGTGTAGTTCGCCGGCACATCGCTCAGCCCGGTAAAGGCGGTGACTGGAGCTGCGACAGTGACGAACTCCAGGCCTGAGGCATCGGCCTTGACCTTGACGGTCTTGCTGCCTTGGCCGGTGTAACTGGTGGGCGCGTCCGTGAGCCCAATGAAACTGGTCGGCGTGGCCATCGTGGAAAACTCGACGCCGCTCTCGTCGCCCTTGACCGTCACCACCTTGTAGGCCGAGCCGGCGTAGCTGTCTGGCGTGTCGGTGAGGCCGAGCAGGGTGGTGGTGTCAAGGGCGGCGAACTCCAGCGCGGTCATCGCCGCGTTGACCCGGACGAACTTCAGCGCGCTGCTGGTGTAGGCAGACGGGGTGTCGGGCAGCTCCAGGAAGTTCTGCGGCCCGGTGCCGGCGGCGAACTCGACAGCGGTGCCGGCAGCGTTGACGCGCAGCACCATCAGGGCGCTGGCCGCGTAGCTGTCAGGCGTGTCGGTCAAGGCGAGTAGGGTTGATGGGGCCGCTGCTGCTGAAAACTCCAGCCCGCTCTCATCCCCCTTGACCGACACAACGCGGTAGGCCTGACCGGCATAACTCGCCGGGGTGTCGGTCAGGGCCAGATAGGTAGACACCGGGTCGCCAAACACCAGTGCGGTTTCGCCGACGTTGACGATCGGCACCTTGCCGGCCTGCCCGGTGTAGCTCGCCGGGGCGTCGGTCAGGCCCGTAAATACGGTGGGAGCGGCGGCGGCCGAGAACTCCAGACCGGTTTCGCCGGCATTGACCTTGACCACCTTGTTGGCCTGGCCGGAATAGCTGGCCGGCGCATCGCTCAAGCCAGTGAAGGCCGAGGCACCACCGCCTCCCCCTGTGCCCGACGCGATCGACACCACGTTAGTGCCGTCGCAGAACAGCGCGCCATTGGTGCCGCTGGCCAGCGCCACGCCGGTGCCGGCAGCGGTCTTCACCGTCACCGCGAAGGCGCCGGCGGTGTCGTTATCGATGAAGTACACCTTGGCCTTCGCCGGCACGATCAGGTTGCGCGCGGCGGTCGGGGTGCCAGTCAGGCGGATCACCCCTTGCTCCATGGCCTCGGCGGTGGTCAGCGTCACGTCGGCGGTGGTGATGGCCTTGCTCAGCAGGGCGCTGAAAGCCTTTTCTGTGGCCTCGATGCGCTTGTCCGGGCTGGCGTAGGTGATGCCAGAATAGCTGCTGCTGAGCAGGTCCAGCAGATCCTGGTAGCCCGGGGCGTAGGTGGCCAGCTTGGTCACGGTGGTGAAGGCGGTGCCGGACCAGACGATCGAGTACAGGGCAGCGGCGCTGCTGGTGTCGCGGTACGGAATGCCGTCGACGCCCATGCGCACGTAGTAGGTGCCGGCCGCCGCGCCGCTGAAGGGAATCACCGTGGTGGTGCCCTTGTAGGCCATCTGCGCGGAGGACGCGTTCCAATAGAAGCCGGGTTGCAGGGTCAGGTTGGTGCCTGACGTGCTGCTGGCGAACGAGGTCTCGCCGATCAGGGCCACGGCGGTCGGGCCGAACATCGCCTTGCCGATGTTGAACAGGTTGGTCGGGCTGCCGGCCGAACTCTGCAGGGTGTCGACCGTGCCCTGCATGGTGTTGATCGAGGATTCCAGCGTCTCGATGTTGGCGTTGTGCTTGGCGATATAGGCGACTTCGCCGGAGGTCGCAAGGCGCTGCAGGGTAATGGACATGCTTACCTCAACTCGATCAAAGTGCCGTCGCGGAAAATGCCGGTGGCGCCATACGGCACCACGCCATAGCCACCAAAGATGGCCAGCTCGTCATAGGTCAGGGCTCGCGCCACCAGACCGACCTCGACCGCCGGGCCGAGGTCGTAGGGGATCGGGCCGAAGCTCGGGTCGGGGATATGCACCGGCACGCGGGTGTAGGTGCCGGGACGGCGCTTGGACAGGCCGGTGACTTCCCACCTGCCAGACTCCGAACGACGCAGGCGCACGGCGGTGCCGGCGTCGGAATAGATCAGGTCGCGGCTGTTGGCGGCGATCGGCACGTTGCGCAGCGGCGCGACCACTTCATCGCCGGTGTTGCTGTCGATGTTCTTCACCCCGACGTCGACGTCACAGCCGTAGGTCAGGGCCAGGCCGTCTGTGACCAGCAGGGTCGGGCGGGTCAGGATGGTGCCGTCGATCTCGCGCTTGGCTTGGTCGAGTTCGGCCCGGATCAGGTACGTCAGTACGCCAGTCATACCCGGAACCCCTTGATCGAGAGCGTGGCCGGGGCGCCCCGGGTCAGGTCACGGGAAAAGCCGGTGATGTACAGACGGGAGTTGTCGGGCAGTTGCAGGATGTCGCCGGGTTCCAGGGCCGGGATGTCGACGATGTCGACGTTCCAGCTGATCGCCGACAGCGAGCGGTAGAGCAGTTCACGCACCGCGATCTGCTGGGCGTGGCCTTCGTTCATCACCAGGTCGGAATCCAGCGACTCTTCGAGGCGCATCCACTCCGGGGTGCTGTCGTTGTAGGCCTCGGTGGTGTTGGTTTCGTGGACGTAGTCGTAGGGCTCGCCCCAAATCTCGTAGACCCCGGTGCCCAGGCTCATGATGATCAGGAAGAACGCCGTCTGCCCGATCATCTCGATCAGCCGGCCTTCCGGGATGGTGGCGACGATGGCCACGCCGTCAGGGATGGTGGCGGCGTACAGCATCGCCGCCAGCGAGGCGGTGGCCAGCGTCGGCACCCACACCATGGTGGTCACGGTGATCTGGCCGCTGAATTCACTCTTCTGCTCGTAGTCCTCGTCGCCGACCGGCAGCAAACCGTCATTGACCGAGGCGGTGATCTTCATCCAGGTGTTGTCGGCACGCTGGCGGCGATCTTCCGACCAGTACAGCTCACGTTCCTGCTTGAGCTTAAAGAAGCCGGCGGTGATCGATTCGCGGGCCAGCACCTGCGGCTGCTGCAGGCTCTTACTCAGGTTAGGGTCGAGCCACTTGAGGATCACGCTGGTGACCGGCAGGTTGTTGCGCGAGCCGGTGACTTTCATGGTCTGCTCGGGGGTCATGACCAGGTCCGGGGCGCGCACGATGTCGCGTGAGATCGGCTTGAACTTGCCCAGCGCATCGACCCGTGGATCGAGGCCGGCGACCATCAGCAGTTCACTGAGCATGTCCCACGCCGGCAGGTCGGCCAGTTGGGTATCGCCGTGCACGGTGCTGATGCCGAAGGTCAGGCTGCCCCGGATTTCCGAGGTGGTCAGGCCGATGGCCAGCAGCACGTCGCGGGCAATGATGCCCAGCTCGCTGCCGGTGGGGTAGATGTTGCCCACCCACTTGGTCGAGCGCCACAGCGGGTTGGAGTCGCGGCTGCGCACGGTCAGGCCCAGCGCGCGTTCGCCGCGTTCTTCGCGGTAGTCCGACAGGTCCTCGATCTGCCCGTTGAACAAGGGCATGCCATCCAGCTTGACCTGGATCAGGTCGCCGATCACCGGCTGCCCCGGGGCATAGAGTTCGTTGTAGAACGCCAGGCCCACGGTCAGGCTGTTCTCGGTCTGGTTGATGTTGTCAGCGTAGGGGCTCAGGTCCTGGTACGCGGTCGCGGTGCCGGCGATCAGTTGTGCCCACGAGGTCGTGGCCGCCTTGAAATGCAGCAGCTGGACGTTGCGCGCAACGTCCGCACTCGGGTAGCGGGTAAATGCGAAGTCCGTCTGCATTAAGGCACCGAGGTTTCACTGGAGATTGAATTTGCGCCAGCAAGCGTGCCGACAAGTTGGACGTACACGGCTCCGTTGTTTTCGCTAGCTTTCCTGCTAGGGCTCACGGTTGCCGCTGAATCATCTCCTACAGTGTAGGTCAGCTCCTGACCGACGATCCCTTCGGCCACGCCGCCATACACCCGATTGAACACCGGCACGGTCTTGCCTTTCTGCGGGTAGCGCAGGGGAATCGGCGGGGTCATGCCGACCGGCAGGGGAATTGGGTAGAAGCCCTTGACCAGGGTGGTGCAGTCGCCATCGGGCAGGGTGTCGGGGGTGTTGTAGCAGAACAGCACCCGGCGCATGAACGGGTCCCAGCTGAACGCGGTGTCGGCCCAGGTGAAGCCGCCACTGACCAGCCCGGTGTGCAGCACGCCCACCACTTCGCCGGTCTCATAGTTGAAGGCGGTGAGGTTGCCGGTGGTTTCCACGGCATACGCCATCGGCGGCTCGGCAATAAAGATGAACTCGATGTTGCCCGCCATGTTGATGGTGCGCAGCCAGTCACCAGTCGAGAGCCGGCAGATCGAGAGCTGCGAGGCGTAGTTAATGGTGCGCAGGCGGGTGATCACCACGTCTGCGCCTTGGTCGACGGCAATGGCGCCGGTCCCGGGAAAGGCCCCGGCGCTGCCCGCGTTGGCGCCAAAGGTCGAGAGCGGCACCGGGTGATTGCTCATCGACCAGTCAACCGGGTTGAACTTGATCAGGTAGTCGGCGTACAGGCTGGTGCCCCAAATCGACCCGTCCGGTGCGGAAAACATGAAGCTGATGGTGTAGGCCGTGATGTTCTGGCGCATGCCCTTGAACGCTCCGGTGCGCCCATTCCACACGAAGGTCTGGATGCTCCAGCTCGGCCATTCGTCCTGGCGCATCGCGCACACCAGGTGGATCTCGAACTCGCCGGCGTAGACGGGGTCCTTGACCGTGAACAGCCCCCGGAAGAAGTCGATGTACATCGTATAGATGCGGTAGGTGTCGACCGGGCTGAAGTAGAAGTAAGCGATGCCCCCACCCGGTGGGTAGACCGCCACGCGGGGCACGTCCCGGGGGGTCAGTGGGTACACCGCAACGTCAGACTCGAAAACCTGTTTGATCGGCATCAGAGCAGCACCCCTGCGGTCAAGTTGAAGTTCAGGCCAACACTGCCGATCGGCAGCGCCACCCGGGTGATTGCGTAGCCGTTCGCGTCGGTGGTCGACTGGGCGATCTGCACCATGCCCGGCGTGGTGCTGGACCAATCCACCAGCACCCCGGCACAGGGTTCGCTGCTGGCACCGAGCAAGCGGGTGCGGTACTCGACCGAACCGCCTTGGCCGACGACACCCAGCGCCACCGGCGCCGACAGGGTCGCGGGCACGGGCTCGTCGGAGTAGATGCTGATGGTGTCGTGGACCTGCGGGCTGACCTCGTGGCGCACCACTAACCAGACCCCGAGCGCCGGCGAGTAGACCGGTGGAAACGCGGCGTCGAAGCCGAATTTGCGCTGCCAGCCGATGATTTCCCGGTTGATGTGGTCGTACAGCACCGCCGAATCCATCGCCGAGACGAACACGGTGCCAGCCCCCGGGCCGGGGCTGTAGCTGGTGCCGATGCCCCCGTAATTCATGGTCGGCAGCGTGGCTTCAATGGCGCCGGTGCCGGTCTCGCTGTGCAGGCGGCTGCGCAACGCGCCGAACAGCACCCGATCCGCCAAGAAATAAGCACCGTTGGTCAAGGGGCCGGGGTCGGCGATTTCGGCCCCTTCCGGGTACAGGGTCACCGGGTGCACCGAACGCACCACTGAGGACACAAGGCCGCCTGACCCTCGGGCAATCCCGGTGTTCTGCGTGTCGTGGCAGTAGACGTCGTAGGCCGACAACGACGGGTTGCGCACCCCGGTAAAACCATCGAGCTGCACCAGCGTGCCGCTGTTCAGCGTGTCGCCGCTGGGCTTCTTGATAAGGGTCACGGCCGCCATGGCCATCAGCGAGTCAAACCACATCGGCTTGTGAAAGCAGCGCGCGTAGTTGCCGTCGATGTCCTTCATCGGGTACGGCCCGGCCAGCAGACGCAGGGCCATCTCAGGCCACCCTGCCGACGATGCGCAGCTTGAGCGTCACCGGGTATTCCACCAGGTCGGTGCCAACCGACTGCGGCGACATGGTCATCGGTGCGCCGCCGACCTCGATGCCGGTGATGATCACGCTGAACTTCAGGCTGGTGACGTAGGAGGGGTGCCATTCGATGAAGCCCACCGCCGGGTCGGGCGGGTTCTGCCAGAACGCCTGCAGCGCCTTGAGCATGTCCAGCGGCATCGACAGGCCGGCACTGGGAATCCAGCGTTCCTCCGGCGCGACGTCGCGCAGGTTGCCGGGCCACAGGGTGTTGGCCGTCGACGACAGGGTCTGCTGCGAGGTCCAGATCGGCGCGATCACCGCGTCCTCGGCCATGTTGGTCCACTCGTGCGGCGCTAGGGTGTACTCCAGCGAGCCCAGCGTCGGGTGGATCATCCGCCCCTTTCCGGTGCCGGGCGCTGCCGCCGCGATCACGGAGAGGGTCACGCTTTCCACCACGGGGCTGGCGTCGAGGATGGTGAAGTTGGTCGTTGCAGTCAGTAGAGTCATGGTCGCCTCACGGAACGTAATGGACGGAGACGGTCGGCGTGTCGCCGGCACTGCCAGGGTTGTAGCGGGCCAGTGCCACGCCTTGGGCGTCAGTGACCTCGCTGATCAAGGTCAGGGTGCCGGGGCCGGACAGGGTCCACTGCACCGCCCGGTAGGGCGGGCCGGTGAACACCAGCAGGCAGTGGCCGTCCACGGGCACCTGGGTGCCGGTCAGGGCGCGCAGAGTCATCGGGTCGCCCTCTCATTGAGGATCTGCTGATCCAGCCAGTCGCCCATGCGCATACGCATCTGCGCCGGGGTGACGTGGACGTTGTAGGTGCTGGAGCCCCCGCCACGACCGCCGCTGCTCTGGCTGGACATGGCGGCGGTCGAGGTCGACAGGTTGGCCTGGTCGTTGATGACTGCCCCAGTACTGGCGCGCAACATCCGGCCGCTGTTGACCGCGTGGACGAAGCCCTCGCCCAGCGTGGCCGTGGCCTTGGCGGTCAGGATGCTTTCGCCGTTGGACAGGGCCAGCGGCTTGATCCGTCCGCCGGCGCCGGTCACGTAGGCCGGGATCGAGTCGGAGGTGCCCGAGCCGGGGCCGTGGATGATGCCGCCGCTGGCAAAGCCATACGCGCCCTTGTAAGTCGCGGCGCCAGCGCCGCCGGCAAGGCCGGCGTACAGCCCGGCGAGGTTGGTGGCCAGGCTGAACACACCGGTGGCCTGCGACGATCCTTTGGAACTGGCCAGCCCGAGCAGCCCGCCGAGGTTGCCGAACACCTGGCCGAAGCCGTTGGTGACGTTGTCCAGCAGACCGACGAAGCCGCTGCTCAGCGAATCGAAGAAGCCCTTGCCCTCGGTGCTGACCAGGTCGGTCAGCCCAGGACCTTCGGCGACTTTCTTCATCGCGTCTTTGGTTTCTTTCGGCAGGCAGCAGGCGTCGGCCGTGGCGGCGTCGTTGGTCTCGGTGCCGCCAAACAGCGTGGCGCCGACCTGTTCCATGAAGCTGCCGGGCTGCGCCGGTTCGCTGGCGGTGCTGGTCGGTGCGGCCTGGACCGTTTTGCCGCCGATACCGAATTTCGCCAGCACCGCCGGCACCAAGCCCTGACCTTGTTCCCCGGCCTTGCCAAACAGCGTGCCGGTCAGGCTGCTGATGGTTTCATTGCTCCAGGTCTTGATCAGGGTGCGCAGCGTTTCCTTGCCGAGCTGGGAGAAAATCTCGTCGATCGAGTCCGACAGGCTCTTGCCTTCGATCACCGCGTCGGCGAACGCATCGCCCATGTCCTCAATGGCGCCGACCACCTTCTCGTTGATCACCTCGCCGAAATGTTCGAACGAGGATTCCGACTGCTCCAGGCTGCGCATGATCACGTCAGGATCGAGCGCACGCTTCATCCCGCTTTGCCAGGTGCCGGTCACCCGCTCCAGGTTCAGGTCGGTGATGCCCAGTTCATGGTTCAGCTCTGCGGTGTCGCGGATCAGCTCGCGTTCGCGCTCGTGCGCCAGGCGCAGGCGTTCGGCGACTTCGTTGTCACCGGGGTTTTGTTTGGCCAGCGGCTCCAGGCGGGCGATCTCGGCGCGCACCTGCGGGAGCGAGGTTTCGTTGGCATCGATCTGCTGGCTGTAAATGTTGCGACGGCGCACCAAGTCCCGGGCACGATACTGGCGGTCGCCCGGGATCAACCCGGCCTCTTCCAGGCGGGCATCGCGCAGAGGGCTACCAGTGGTGAGGGTGACATCGAGCTGGCTCAGCAGCTTCTCGCGCGCATCGCGCTCGCGGTTGTAGGTGTGCTGCAGGGCTTCGGCCGTTTCCAGGTAAGGGCGCAGGAGCTTCTTGCGTTCCTCGATCTCGGATTCCGCCTGGTCGTTGAACGCCCCTTCGAGGCGCTTGCGTTCCTCGAAGGCCTTGCCCAGTTCGGCATTGGTCTGGTCGAGCTGGGCGACGGCGTCATCGAGCACCGCCTGCGGCGTGTCGCTGGTGGCGTTGGACAGGACCGACTTGAGGCGGGTCTGCTTCAGGCGCAGCTCGCCCTCGGTGCGCTTGAGGCTGACCTTGGCCTCTTCGCGGTTGAGCTGTTCCAGTTCCTTGGCGCGCTCGATTTCCAGCTTGTTGATGCGCGCCTTGGCGTCCAACTCGTTCTTGAGAATGGTTTTGTCTTTATCGACGTCGCCGTTCGACAGGTTGGCCACGCGCTGGCGTTTCGCCTCGGCGAGGTTATCCTGCTCGACCGCGATCTGCGCATTGATCTTGTCGTTCAGCGCACTGCGCGCCTCGGGGAACTGCTTGTTGACCTTGGCGTCGTTGAACCGGGTGGTGCTGGTTTCCACCGCATCGCTGAGCTTCTGGCCTCTCTCCAGTTCCTTCTGGTAGGCCTTGCGAGTTTCGATCTGTTTCAGTTCGATGTCGTTGAACGACTTGGCCAGTGCGAGGAAGTCCTTGAAGGCCTGCGTGCCGTTCAGCACATCCTCCATCGGAATGCCTTCACTGCCGGGCTCGGTGTAGGACAGCGCGGCGGCCACGCCGGTGGTTTCTGAAGGCATTTGCTCCAGGGTCTTGCGGAAGTCCGGGTTGGTGCGGACCTTCTCGAACAGCTCGTTGTTGATGTTGACCCGCGCGTCAATCTCGGCCAGCGACTTGGCGCCGGTGATCTCCTGGCCCTTGGTGATCTCCTTGACCCCGGTTTCCAGCAGGGTTTTGTTGGCCCCGGGGCTCAGCTGGTCGGCAGCCGCTGACAGGAAGCCCTTGATCTGCTCCATGCGGTCGACGGCGGCCTTGCCCAGCTTCTCGTTTTCCTTTTCCAGCGACTGGATCGCCACCCGAATGTCGACTTCGGCGGTGGCCTTGTTGCGGGTCAGGGAGAGGGCCTTGATCTGCTTGATCAGCACCTCGGCCTGTTGCTTGCCCTCGTTCTGAAGGAAGCCTGGGTCGCCCTTGGCGCGCATCAGGTCCGCGAACTTCTGCGAGGCCATCTGCAGGACGGTGATCTGCTGTTCGGCGGCGAGCTTGCTGTTGCCGCGCATGATGTCCAGCAGTTCCGGGTAGCGGCGGGCGATTTCTTCGTTGACCACCGCCTCGATTTCCGCCGGGGTGGTGGCCTTGCGATGCTGGGCCTTCAGCTTGTCTAGGGTTTCATGGCTTTTCGCAAGGTTGTCCTGCAGGCTGTCGGCGAAGCCTTTGAGGAAACCGTCGACGCTGGTGCCCATGCCGGCAAGCGATGCCAGCATGCGGTCGAGCTGAACTTTGTCAAATTTCTCCAGCTGCGGGAATTGCTCGATCAGCTTGTCGATGCGGACGTCGCGTTCGCTGGGGGTCAGGTTGCTGTAACTCTGTGCCAGCTTTACCAGCTTCTCGCGCTGATCCTCCATCCCTGGGCCGAATACCCGGGCAATGGTCAGGTCGAGGTCGTGAGACACCTGCTCGATCTTGACCAGGCTGTCGCCAGTGCTGCCCACGGTCTCGCCGAGCTTGGCCAGGCGAATATCAGCGTTGCGTGCCGACAGCTCGAACTTCTCGAACTTCGCGCGGCGATCAGCCAGCCCCTTGGCGCTGCTGTTAGCCTGATCCACCGCTTCTTCGGGGGTGGGTTCACTAGGGAAAAGCCCGCCGATCTTGCTCTTGATGTAGTTGCGCGGCGCGGCGAACGGGTTGACGAACGAGTCCCACGACCCAAACAGGCTGTTGGGTCCCGACAGCGACACCTCGCCCATCGAGCGGCGCTTGAGGTCCCATTCGTCCAGCTTCTGGATCGCATCGTCCAGGCTCTGCACCACGTTGGTGAAGAACCCCAAGACCCCCTCGCTACGGCTGTAGGTGAAGCTGGTGATGGTCGACAGCAGCCGGGTGAAGCTGGCATTCAACCCTTCAATGGTGGTCGCAGCGCCCTCGGCGGCGGCGCGGCCGAAAGTGATCTTGCCTTCGTTGGCGGACAGTTCCTCAAGGTTGGAGATCATCGCCTTGATGGCGTTCGCCGAGCGGATGTCGAAGGCGCGCGACAATTCCAGCGAACCTTCATCGTTGAAGCCCAGGCGTTTCAGTTCGGTCAGGGCCGCGATCAACGGGGCCTTGCCACGGCTGAAGGCGAAGAAACGCGCCCGCACCGCCTCGGCGCCGAGGTCTTCACCGAGGTCGCGGTATCGCGACTGCAGGGCCTTGATCAGCTTGGCGTCGGGGCTGAAGATTTCCAGCATGCCTTGGCGCAAGCCCGTGGCAGCAGTGGAGGCCTTCAGGCCGGCGTTGCGCAGCGTGGCGACGGCAGCGAGGAACTGTTCGCTGGTCAGGCCGAACGACTTGGCGGTCTGCGCGCCCAGCGAGAGGATGGTCTTCAGGTCCTCGGCGGTCAGCTTGGAAACGTTGATCGCCTTGGCCAGCTGGTTGCTGATGGTTTCGTCCGACAGTTCCTTGAACACCGAACGGGTGGTCGACAGCAGGTCCGCCGCGACCTCAAGGTTGGCCCCAGTGGCCGCTGCAAAGTTGGCCGTGGCCTGCAGCGAGGTGTTCAGTTCCTCGACCGAGATACCCGCCTGCGCCAACACCTTGGCCGCCTTGGTCAGGTCCAGCAGGGAGAACTTGCTGGTCCGTGCCACGCCGGTGATGGTGTCGGTCAGCTTGTCCATCTGCGCGTCGGTCGACCCGGTGACCGCCTGGATCTCCAGCAGCTCGGTCTGCAGGTCGACCAGCGAGCGCCCGAGGGCGGTGATTGCAGAGGCCAACCCGTAGAGGGCCGCGTAGCCCACGGCGTACTTGAGGAACGAACGCAGGGTGCTTTGCAGCAAGCCCATGCCTTGGCTGGCCGGGGTGGCGGCCTTGGCCAGCACCGCCAGTTCAGCGGACAGGCTGCGAGTGGCGGCGGCCGACGCTTCAATCTCGGCTTTGCTGGCCCCTCGTTTGGACAGACTTTCGCCGAAGGTCGCTTGCTCGTTGCGCAGCGTGCGCACGTAATCCCGGGCTTGCTTGGCCCGTTCCGGCTCCAGCTCAGCCAACCCGTTGGGGCTTTGTCGGGCCGCTTCGTAGATCCGCTTGCCTTCGGCATGCTTGTTCTCGCTGTCGAAGGTGCTCAGCTTCGGCATGCTGCGAACGGTGTTCGCCAGGTGGTCGAGGCGCTGGTCGATCAGGGCGATGGTCTTGGCGAACTCGTCGCCTTCCTTGCGCGCCGTGGTGTACTGGTTGGAGTTGACCCCTACGGTGCGCGCGGCCGATTCCTGCTGCGCGCGCAGCTGGGTCAACTCGGCGTTGGCGAAGTTCTTGGCCCGGCGCAGGGCTTGCTTGTCGGTGATGCTACTGAAATCGCCTTGCGCGTCCTCCAGCAGGCGCTTGCCGTTGGCCAGCTTGAGGGCGTTGCTGCGGCGGCGTTCTTCCGAAGTGCGCACCGCTTCTGCATGCTTGTCGATCTGTTTCTGCGTGTCGGCCGTGGCCCCCAGCGACTGGATGCGGCCTTCCAGCTTGCGCAGGTATTCGCCATAGCGATCAACCTCGATCGCCGCCGCCTTGGCCTGGTCACTGGTGACGCCGAAGGTGCGCGAGTAGGCGTTCTGCAACTTGATCAGGTCGCCCAACTCGCCCTTGACGAAGGCTTGCGCCTTCTTCGCCGCGTCGACGTTGCCAAACGCGTCGACCCCGGCACCGATGCCGCCGGCTTGTTCCAGCGCGGTGCGCCCGGGGCGCTGCAGCTGACCCCGGGTTTTGCGGCGCAGCGCTACGCCGGCTTCGGTCTGCGCCAGCTGTTCGGCCTTGCGGTTGTTGGCCTTGCGCAGCGCCTCCACTTCGGCCAGGGTCTTGACCCGCTGGGTCAGCTCGGCGTAGGCCTGCGACAGCGCGGCCAGTTGGCGGGCGCTGCGCGCGGCCTCTTTGGATTCCTCGCCGAACACCTGTTCGGTCAGGTGCTGGATCTGCTTGCGGGCGTTCAGCTCCTTGAGCGCAAACGCCGCGCCCTTGCTCGCGTCCGCCGAGGTGGTGATCGCAGTCAGGTCGCCACGCAGGGCCGAGTACGCGGCCTTCTTGGCCGCCGGGTCTTTCAGGCCCTCGACCCGGCTGTTGCGGTCCAGCTGGCTCTGTTTCTTGTTCAGCGCCTCGATCGAGGTCAGCTGCGCAGCGCGCTGATCGAGGGCGTTGAAGGCCTGCGCCGACAGGGCCAGCTTGCGCTCGGCACGGTCGATGGCCCGCAGGTCCGGGGTAGGGCGGTCGCGCTCCAGCTGCACCGCGCGCTCACTGGCGCGCACCGCCGAGGCGGCGAAGGCACGACCCTGCTTGGCGGCAGCGGCCGTGCTGACTTCCTCGGTGTTGCCCCGGGCGGCGGTCAGGAATGCCTTGCGGCCTTCCGGGGTCTGAATCGCCCGCGTGCGGCGTGCGCGATCCAGGATGTCAGCGGTGCGGGCCTGCGTCTCGCGGGTGCGCTGCACCTTGGTCGCTTCGGTCTGCGCCTTCTTCGCCGCCTCGGTGTTGGCCTTGAAGGCTTTGGTGACGCCGTCGATCTGCGGCGAAATTTTGCTCAGCGTGGCGCCGAGGTTGGCCGACACCGTTTCGAGTTTGGCAAACTCACGGAGCAGCGGCTGCTGCTCGTTGAAACCGAAGTTCTTCAGGGTGGAAGTGAGTTTGTTGAACCCTTGCTGAAAAGTCTTGAGGCGGTTGAACGCGTCGGGCAGGGCGAGCTGATCTTCCTTGGACAGCCCGGCCGGGCCTTGGGTGGCAGCACGCTCCAGCAGGGCGCGATCGCGCTTGACGCCGGTAATGAGCTTGTTCAGCTCCTTGGCCTGTGCCATCGCCGGTTTCAGGTCGACCGCATCGCCGAGCTTCTTCAGCTTGGCTTCCAGTTTCTTGAGGTCTTCGCCCTTGACGTCAATGCCAACCCGCATCAGCGTCTGCAGGATAATGTCTCGTTCGGCCATGGCTTAGAACCCCAACTTCTTCATGATGTCGAGCATCGATTCCACCGACTGCGGGTCGGTCATGTCGACATCGTGGACGTGTTCGTTCTGGTTGCTGAGCTTGCCGCCGAAGCCGAGCAAACAGGCTTCAAAGCGGGTGCGCAGGTCTTGCCAGCTGTGGGTGGTCTTGAGTTCGATCATGGCCTTGACCAGGTCCATCTCGACCTCGCAATACAGGTGCTGCGCTTGTTGCACGTCGTAGTTCGCCAGCCACAGGCAGAGCTGGTCGGTCTTCAAGCCGTTGAGCCAGCTGGTCCAGTGCGCGGCGTAGCCGTTGCCCTTGGGGCCGGGCGGTTTGGGGGCAGGCGCGTCCTGGATGTCTTCGATCAGACGTTTGGCCAGCGCCTCGATGTCGGTGACGACCAGCTTCGATTGTTCGGCGGCCAGTTCGATGGCCACGCCAAGGGCCAGCTCGGGCTGGCTCTCGATGATTTCGCCAAGGACTTCTTTGAACAGCAGCGTGACCTTCGGCTTGCTGACGCGGAACAGCGACATGGCTCACCTCCGTCACATGGAAAAAGGCCGGGCAGCGCCCGGCCCCTGTTACGCTTCCTGAATCAGCTACCGCCGAGGGCGACGAAGCCGGTTGGGTGCGACGGGATGATGTTGGCCAAGTGCGCCAGGTTGGCCCCGACGCCATACTCAGCCGCCGAGGGCTGCAGGCATTTCAGGGTCATGGTGGTGCTGGCGAAGTCGCTGGCGTTGGTCGCGTACTCCAAGTTGCCGGAGATCGACGCCTTCCAGAAATTCCACACGATCGGACGACCGCTGGAGTTCTCTTTCTGGATGACGCTGGCCGCCATGTAATTGGTCTGCGACACCGCACCGATCGCGACTTCTTTGGCCACGAACACCACCGCACCCACGGCCAGGTCGAACAGCAACGGAGTGCCGGCGTCCAGGGTCAAGGTGTTGGTGGCGATCGAGGCCACGCGCAGGATCTGCACGGTTTCCGGGGTGCCGACTGGGTAGGCCACGACCAGATCACTGGCCGAAATGCCGGTGGCGCTGGTGACGATCAGGGAGGTGGCCGCAGCCGACGCTGCCGTACCCACGGTGGTCGCCACGTCGGCAACGGCAGTGGTGATGCCGTCACCGATGGCCATCTTCAGGTTACGACGCGAGTATTCGCGCAGCACGGTGGCCACCTCGGCGGTCTGACGCACCACCGCAGAGTCCATCAGCTGTTTCGGGAAGCCGCCTTCAAGGTCGACGGATTCCTGGCCGATGGTCACCGAGCAGCTGTCGACCAGCCCCACGGAGTTGGCTTGCACGAGTTTCATGGCCGAGGTCATCGGGCCGACGCGCAGTTCGGCGGTGCCGATCTGGAATTTTTGGGTTACTGGACTGCCCAGGGACATGGCGCTATCTCCTACGAAGAATTTTGATGAACTGATCCTGCATTTCCCTACCCAGCCGGATGGCCAGTGGTCGCATCGTCGGCCGGCGAACCTCGGTCAAGAACGCGCGGTACACACCCTCCCGCCTGCTCGTTCTACTCAAGGGCTCCGGCATAGCTCCGCGCCTACCCGCAGCGGCCCCCTCGATCAGCGCCCTACGAAGCGCCTGGTCGAGGAACACCGGTGACAGCTTTCTAAAGGCAAGGGGGTGAGTGATCTCGAAATCCCCATTGCTCAGTTGACGAATCTTGGGCTTGGACTTGTGCATCCCGGCCTTGCCTGGCAGCCAGCCGGCGAAGGCGCTGCGCAACTCCCCGGTGTCGAGCCAGAACACCCGGGGGCCGAGGCTGCGCAACTTGCCGCCGTAAGCGGACTGCGCACGCTCTTGTTTGTTGATGCGCCACGCCGGGCTGAGTGGGCGCCACGCCACCGCCACCGTGACCTTGCGGCCGCCCGGGACGCGCACGCGCACCTGCTTGCGGGGCTGCGCCGCGCCTTGCACCCCTTCGTTCAAAATGTTTTGGGTGGCGGCGAGCGCGGCGCTGTAGAAGTTGGTCCCGACCACTTCCAAGTCGGCCTGCTTGCCCAGGGCCTGTGCGGTCACGGCCGCCAGCGTGCCCCGGTGCTTCAGCACCACGGCGCGCAGCGCGCCCATGTCCAGCTCCATGGTGACGGTGGTGTTGTTAGCCATACTTCACCGCCTTCGCCCGGACCACCGCGTAGCGGATGCCCGACTGGCGATCAAACAGCTGCGGCGAAATCTCGTTCGAGACCACCCGCACGAAGCCTTTGCTGACCGCGTCCACCGGCGAGGTGGTGGCCAGGATGTAGTTGAACAGCTGGAATTCCTGGTCAGCCAGGAACACGTCGCGGATCTGCGACACCAGGTCGATCAGCGCGTAGTTGCCCGGATCGGCCACGGTGCGCGCCCCGACCGAGAATTCGATCTCGTACAGCGGCGCACGCGGGTCCGGGGAGAACGAGCCGAACTGCCAGAGCAGGGCCGGAACCTCGCCCTTGAACACGGCGTCGGTCTGCAGCATGTCATCGACCTCGGCCCACAGCAGGCCGGGGTACGTCGCCTGCAGGGCGGCGCACTTGTCGGAGATCATCTTGTCGATCGTGCCCTTGACGATCAGCGGGAAGTCATCAGCCACGGCGTTGGCACCTCGCGGCTGGGATTTCCAGGGATTGGAAAACCTCGGTGATGTCCAGCAATTCGTTGTTGTCCAGACGGCGCACGTACATATCGGTGGTCGGGATGACGTTGCGCGGGAAATACACGGTGTAGATGGTGAAGTCGCTGAGCGGGAATTCCCGCGAGTCGACCGCCGAGTAGCGCGACAGGTTGACCCAGGTGTCGAACAGCACCGTTTCCGCGCCGGTCTTCTTCTTGACCCCGGACTGCAGGACGGTGGTGGTTTCCTTGCACACCCGGACATGGAACGGCGCCTGGTGCAGGGCGAAGGTCGTGCCGTACACGTCGGACGCTTCGATGTCCATGTTCAGGCTTTCCAGCAAGTAGCTGGTCGCGCTGTTGCCCAGGCGGATCACCGCGTAGGTGGACGGTAGGGTCTGCTCGCCGGCCAGCGTGAGGATGCGCTTGCGCTGGCCGAAGTCGCGTTCGGTGATGAAGCGGTCGTAGACCTGCAGGCGCCCGCGCAGGCCGGTGTCGTCCCAAACGCTGGTCGCGGCATTCCACCCGAGGACCGGGGTCTGCGCGAAGCGACCGAGAGCGCGGGCGAGGTCGGCCATTACTGGATCACCTCGGTCACAGGGTCGGTGCCAGGCACGGCCACGCTGACGTAGTTGGCATACGGCGCAATCGCCGCGCCGCCGTCCGCTTCGCTCAGCTCGCCCTTGTACTTGGCCACCTTGGACGCTGCCAGCGCCGCGACGTCCTTCAGGTCGATCTTGAACCGGTCGATCTGCGCCTTGCCGTCCGTGGTGATGTACGGCACGGCAAACGGCCGGTTGGCGAACTCCAGTGCCACGAACCACTGCGCATAGAGTTTGATCCGGTCGGCAATGGCCTTGGCCGCTGCAGACGGGGTGCCGGTGGTGCCGGCCGTGAACAGGGTGGCGTGCGTCGGCAGCCAGCCGTCGAGGTCGAGCGACAGTTCGAGGTCGACCTGAGAATCCAGCATGTAGCGGTCAGGCACGTCATTGGCGTCGACGCCCAGGCAGCCGCGTACCGCATCGGTCGTGGTGTAGTTCCCAAGGGCTGTCATCGCTCGCGCCTCCTTATGCTTCGCCAATCAACTTGGCGGCCATCTGCGCATGCAGCCAGCTGCCTTCCGTTGGTGCCGCGTCGATCCGTACCGCCGCGACCGGGCTGTAGTGGATGTGCGTGACCGGGTCGGTGTACCCAAACGGGGTCATCGACTTGAGGAACTTGGGCCAGTCGCTTTTCGCCGCTGGTGCGGGGTGTTCGACATGTTCCAACTGTTCTACCTGTTCGGACTGTTCGGACTGTTCGCCATGTCCCAACTGTTCGGACTGTTCGAGGTGTGTATCTACTTTGCTTTTGGCGCGCGTCATGGCTCTACTCCAAGTGTTTGAGGGCGGTAGAGGGGCCTTTCGGCCCCTCGCGCTTATAACCAAATCACAGCGTTAGAGTCATCACTTTGAACGCATCACTATAAAGGCTGTGGGTAATTTCCCCGTAATCGACCCGGAACGCGGTGGCGCGACGCAGGACGAACTGCTCGATCGCGCTGTACTGCGCCGAGATGTTGATCACGCGACGGAGCGCAAAGCGGGTGTCGATGCCCACGAACGTGTTGGTGGCGATCACGCCATCGTCCACGATCAGAATGCGAGGATCAGGCCCGGTCAGGCTGTCGACGGTGATGCCCTGGTTGAACCCTTCGGCTTCCTTGACGAACACGGTGTCGCGAGTCGGCTTGCCGCTGCGCGCCTCGATGGCCATCGCGGTGTCCAGGTCGCAAATACCGCCCAAGGTCATCATCTGACGACGATTTTTGTGCATGTATTTGACCCAGGCTTTGTGGGTCATCTGCCCTGCGGCAGTGATCCCGGTCGGGTCCAGCGAGTCAGCGGTGAAGCTGGCCTTGGCCGTTTCGCCACGGTCCACGTCACCGGCGACGATTGCCGCGATGTCGCCTTCGACCATCCGCACGCGCTCCTGACGGGCTTGCGCGGTCATCGCCAGGTTGACCAGATCCAACGTCGACGCCTGCGCTGCCTGGTCAGAAATGATCAGGCCAATCGATTTGGTTGGAATGCTGTTCGAACGCGAGCTGGTGGTGATCGACAGCATCACGTCCGGCTCAGCAAGCTGCGCGATCGGCGACGACGCAGTGCCTTGCGGGCGGGTGATGTCGATAATCGGCTGGTCAAATTTCGGACCGGTCACCGTTTGGGTTTGCGCGATGAAGCTCGACCAGGTGCCGAGCAAGTCGCCGTAGTCGTCACGCAGTTTCGACTCGATGGCGCGCATCAGGATTTCCGGGTACAGCATGCGCCCGGCCACGGTGTGGCGGTCGGAACCGTCGCCCCGGGTAATCGAGTTCATCTGGATGCCGGTTTCAAACATTTCCTTCATGCTCGGCGGGCGAGCGCCGGTGCGGCTGTCGGAACTGGTGTACATGCCGGAGTGCAGCATGACTTGCTGCAGCACGTCGCCGTACTTCACCAGGTCAGTGGCATCCGCGTACATCTGGTTCAGGTGCTGGGACAGGGACAAGCCCTTGGCAGCCGCGTCCGCGTACATCTGTACGTGGAACGGCACCTCGGTGAGGTTGCCATCGGCCTTGCGGATCTTCAGCGTGGTAGCGAGGTCGCTCATTTCAATTTCCCCCAAAAGCTGTATGGAATGAGCGGCGCTTAAACGCGCTCAAGCAAGACGAGATCGCCCGCCACCCCGGTGCCCGAAATGATGCGGATCACCTGCCAGTTGTATGGGCTTGGCATTGGGATCGTGGCTTCATCAGGCGCTGGCGTTGCATCGACCTGCACCACTACCGCTGGTTTTGGCGCCACCTGCGGGTAGCCCGCAGTGCCCAGCGCGGTTTGGGTGTACGCGACGACGTAGCCATTCAGCGTCACGGTTTCGCCGGTGCCGACCTGCGCGATCTTGCGACCACGACGCTGCACCGAACCGAAGCTGAAGCCGGCGTTGACCGTCGACGGCTCGATCGCGGCGACAAAGCCCTCGATCGCGTCGTTGTCGGCGCACAGCACGTAGTTCTGCGCCGTGCCGCGCTTGACCGCCTTGCCGATGTCGTTGTTACCGAAGGGAGCGGACGAGCTGGCACCGAGGGCAGTCGAAATCGTGTCCTTGATGGCGTCGGTAACGCTTTCCCCGTAGACGAAAGTAGTCATGGATCTTTCCCCCAAAATGTTGTGTTAAAGCTTCACGCAGTCCGCATTCGGCACGTAGGTCTGCGCCTTCGTTGCCCCAAGATCGTTCTCCCCTGGAACCTCGGCTTGCGCGCCGATTTTCATCCGCGAGTTGAAGTCGGAGAGGGTCCGGTGGTAGGTGTTGATCAGGGTTTCCGCGCTCATGCCGCCAAAACTGGTGGCGCTACGGTTCAGCGGCAGTTCCATGCGGTTGATGGCGTCACCACAGATTTTCATCAGGGTCGTCATGTGTGCCGCGTGTTCTGTCTCGCTGGCCTGCAGGCGCTTGAGTTCAGATTTGGTTTCAGCAAGCTCGCCGGACAGCGCGATGATCTTGTCGAGGGTCTGATCCGACATTGGCTCGGCCTTGGCTGCCGGGGCAGTGGCTGGGTCCTTGTCGGCTTTCGGCTCCTTGTCGACCTTCGGTTCTTCCTTCGCCTTGAGGGCGGCGGCGGCCGCAGCTTCATCGGCTGCGATCTCTTCCGGGGTCTTGTCCTTCACTTCTTCCGACAGGTCAGGGTTTGCCAAGGCCAGTTTCTCAGCCATCCCCGATGCGACGGCGGCCTGTCCCGCGTCAGTCAGTTTCCGCTTCATATCGTCACCTAGTGATGTTGATGGGGTGAGTACAGAGACCTGTGGCTGTCGATTCCCCACCGCGCTCATCACGGCGGCAACCGCCTTGTCGAACGTGGTGATGGTGTCTACTAGCCCCGCAGCGACGGCGTCGGAGCCCATGAAGACTCGTCCTTCGGCTGAAGTTTTGATCAGTGCAGGTACGGCGATGCCCCGGTGGAGGGAGACGTGATTGAGGAAAAGGTCGTAGAACTTCCCCATCCGTCCCTCGATATCCGCCTTGGCTTTGTCGTCCAGCTGTTCGTAGGGCGAGCCCAAAGCCTTGAATTCGCCCTGCCGAAACATGGTCACGTCGATGCCCTGTTCTTTGAGCATTCGCGCGTAGGAGAAGTGAGCGCTCACGACGCCGATGGACCCGTTCAGGGCCATCGCGGAGCTGTAAACCTTGCGGGCCACGGAGCCGAGCCAATACCCGGCCGACAGCATCTTGGTGCCGGTGTAGGCGTAGACGGGCATGACGTTGCGGTCGAACTCGGTGAGGAAATCACTCAGTTCGCCGATGCCCTCGGCGCTCCCGCCATTGGTGTCGATGTCGAGCAGCAGGCCGACGCATCCGGCTTCAGCGGCGACGATCGCGGCATTGCGTACTTCCTGGTACGACACCATGCCGTAGTAGCGGTTGTAGAAAGATTCCTTGCTGACCATGCTCCCGCTCACGTTGAGCACGGCCACGTCCGAGTGGCGAGTCAGCATATAACCGTAGTCGGAGAAGTCCTCGGGTCCGTCCGAGTCATCGCCGCTGTAAAGCTTGGGATCGGCGCCGGCCAGCAGCGTCATCGCATTGCGTGTGGCGATCATGCTTTCGTGATCGCCGTACCAGATGTCGCCCAGCTGAAGTTGCTGGCCGCGCGGCATTTGGCTGAGTTTGCGTTGTGCACTCATTGGCTGGCGCCTCCGGCTTTCTTCGGTTCGTCGGATTGCAGGGCGCGGCCTTGCGGGTCGTTGTTGGGGCTGGCGTCGGTGGCTGTGATGCCGGCGCTGCCCCGGCGAAAGCCAGTGCCCGCCAGCGGCGGCGCCCCGGGTGCGCGCGGGCCAGTGCCCAAGTCCCAGGCGGCTTCGTCGTCCGTGACGAAGCCTTCTGACAGCAGTTCGAGCACGCGCGCCTGGCGCATGGTCTTGAAGGCTTCAAGCTCCAGTTCCGGGCGCAGGTTGATCGGGTCGAACTTGAATTTGATGTACACGTCGGCGCCGTACAGGCGGGCCGCGAGGGTGAGGATTCGCGACAGGTTGGTTTCGACCGGGCGGCGGGCGGCGTTGGCGATCTTGAGGAACACCAGCGATTCGGTGTTGCTCAACGACTGCGAGCCCTGCAGGCGCAGGCCGAGCATCGACGGGTTGGACTTGAGAGAGGTGGCCAACATGCCCGACAAGGTCTCGATCAGCGGCACGTAGTCGCTTTTCTCTCCTTGACCCTTGAGCATGTCGGCCGCAACCGTGTCGTACATGACGATCGCATCTTCGGGATTGATGTCCTTCAACGCCTCTTCGATCTTGGTCTTCACCGCGTCCAGTGCGGTCTGCAGCTTGTCCTTGTCCGCCTTCACATCGGCGGGCAGGGCGGCCATCACCTGCTCGATGCTGATCTTCAACACCAGCCGGCCGTGGCCCTGGTGGCGCACCGCGCGGCGCATTTCCTGGATGAATTCGGCGTAGCTGAAGGTGTTGTTGACCCCGGCGGCGAGCATCGAATCGGAATAGGCGCGGTTGGCCTGGCGATGCAGCTCGCTGATGAAGACGGTCGGGTAGTCGAGCGGCACCGGGTCGCCCTGGCTGCGGTTCTGCTGCGGGATCTTCTTCGCCTTGGGGCCGCTGCCGACGTTCTTCCAATCGATCGTTTCGAATGGGATGGTGTTGATTTTGCTGGGGAAACGCGCCTTGTCGAGCACCAGTTCCTGGGCCAGGGCGCTGGTCAGCACCACCTCCAGCAGGGACTGTTCCAGCAACCCTTCGAAGCTGGTCTTGTCGCCGTAGCCGACGCTGTAGTCGAACAGGGTGTCGAAGCTGGCGATGATCTGCCGGGCCATCAGGCTGCCGGCCAGGTCGAACTGCCCGGTCTGCGTGTTGTACGCCTTGGCGCTGTAGCCGGCGATCGCCACTTCGACGAAGGAAAAAGCGGCCGACGAAAAAGTGCCCTCGCGCGAATACAGATCACGGATCGAGCCAATCAGGTCGTTACGCGCCCGACTGGCTGTGATCGATTCATTGATCGTCGTGCGATTGTCGCGTGGCACGACCTGATCCGCCCCGGCGCGCTCAAAAACCGTCTCGGTGACGGCTTTGTTCACGAGCGAACGCGGCAAGATGATCGGCTGCGAAATGGCTCCTGGCACTTTATTCGGCCCCCCAAAGGCCCGGCGGTTTAGTTGTGACCCGCTCTTAGAACTAAAGCGTAGACGTGCTTTTCAAAACGGTGGTTGCGAAGTCGAAAATTCCCGCAATACTCAGGGGTTTACCGTCGAAAACCGGGGGGCAACCAGATGCCGTGAGGCTTGTCCGGGTCGGTGCCGTCCTTGAGCGTGACCTTGCCGAGGGTCGGGATGTAGGGCACCACCTGGTCTTTCGGCGGCACGGCGATGATCCGCTTGGCCACGTCGGCATACCCCAGCGAGTGCAGGTAGTGGTCATCGGCGGTGGCCACCCACTGCACGATGGTTTCCCCACTTTCGATGTCGCGCGTCTCGATCCGCTTGAAGGAACGGAAGTGCGCCTTGGCCAGGTCGAACTCGGTGCTGTTGCGGGTCAGGCGGGTGTTGCCCTTGTTCACCCGGCGCACCAGGTTGTCGAACAGCGCGGTGCGGTTGACCGTCACCAGGCCCTCGATCTCGTCGCGGGCGATCAGCACATCGAGGGTCTTGAGGTTCTTGGTCGGGCCGGTGTAGTAGCGGCAGGCGTAGATCAGCCCGGCCCCCTGCTTGACCAGGTACTGGGCCAGCGTGGTGTCGGGGCCGGAGTCGACCACCCCGCACACGCAGCCAAACAGCTGGAACAGCATCATGGTGCGCTTGCCGACGTAGTTGTCGCCGTCCTGGCGGATACGCTCCTGGTACAACACGTCTTCGCCGCCGCGATCGTTCGGGACGGTGATGGTCAGCCAGCAGGTCTTGCCCACGTCGAGCCCGAGGTAGGTGCCGGAGGTCACGCGGATGCCGGAGAATTCGGCGTCCTCCGGGCGCGGCACGTGCAGGGTGGTGGCGTGCTGGACGATTTCCTCTTCCAGGAACGAACTCTGCGCATCCTCGAACGGCAGCCCCAGCTTGAAGTTGACCCAGTCCTTCTTGTTCTCGTACTCGTTGATCAGCAGCAGGGTGCGGGCCAGCGGGTTGATCGCCGGCACATCGATCGGGATCACCTGGTAGGAGTGTTTGTCGACCCGACTGGGGTAGGTGTGAATCCACTGCCGGCGTTCCGGGTTGGTGAAGTCGGTGTGCTTGAGGGTGTGGCGGCACAGCGGGCAAAGGAAGAACGCATCGAGCACGCGGATCGCCGGGTTGATCAGGTCGGATTTCTCGAAATCGCGCAGGCTGCCCTCGAACCCGGGGATCACCACGTCGCGGAAGTAGTCGAGGATCATCCAGCCGCCGCAGTGTGGGCACAGCGTGGCGTAGTGCGCCTGGCTGCCTTCCTCGAACATCAGGTTGATCCCGTAGCGGAACACGGTCGGGGTCGAGAAGCTGCGCTTGAGCCCTTCGCCCTGCTTGCTGTGGCCGAGGCGGGAGTCGAAGGTGGTCAGCACGCGCTGGTTGCAGAAGTCCACTTCGTCACGGAACAGCGCCTGGGCCGGCACCGAGATCGCGGAAATCTTGCCGAAGGTGCCGCTGATGTACAGCAGCGATCGGCCAAGGCGTTTCTGCTCGTTGTTGTTGAGGTCCTTGTCGATCATCGCCGTGAGGGTTTTCGAGTCGGTCAACACCGGGTTGATCCGCCCCTGGGCGAAGCGCTTGGCCAGGGCCGAGGTGGGCATGATGTAGATGATCGTGATCTTCTTGGCGATCGCCATCATCGCCAGCATCATCCGAATCCAGATTTCCGAGGCGCCGACCTGGCTGCACTTCTGCATCGACACGTCTTCGGTGGTGTCGGCCAGAATCTCCGGCTGGTATTCGTGCTCGTGAAACGACCAGGCGCGGCTGGGGTCCATCGGGTCGGTGGTGTGGGTCGTCAGCCACTTGGGAATGCCGCTGAAATCCCGGGCGTCATAGGCCTGCATACGCAGACGCTCCAGGTAAACTTCCAGCTCCGGGCGCAGGCCCGTACTCATGACAACGTCTCTAGGCGCACGCGCAGCCGCTCAAGGAACCGCTCTTTCAAGCCGTCGTCGATCTCGACCAGGATGTCGACGGTCGCCGACTCCACCGCGCGCATGCGCTCCATCGACATGATGCGTTCGTGGTTGTCCATCAGGGTTTTGCACATGACGTTGCAGGTGGTCAGCACTTCCTTGGCCTCGCGGATGTTGCAGCCTTCACGCAGGTGGCCGTTGGGGAACACGTGCTGCCGCAGGTTCTGCACCGCGACGATCTGCAGGCCGATCTCGTCGGCCAGCGAGAAGTCGGCGCCGTAGCCTTGGCCGGTGACTTCTAAAGTTCCCGCCGGCAGGGCCGATACCAGCTTGTGCAGTTGCTCCTTGCTCAGGCGCGGCAGGAAGTCGTGGATGAACACGTGCAGGCCGGTGGCGGTGCGGCCCATGTCCGTCTCACCGAAGTTGGCCGAGCGCGGGCTGATGCCCACGATCGGACCTTCCAGCACGTCCGGCATCGGCTGCAAGCCTTCGCTCTTGGGCGGCTCGGGCGGGGGTTTGAGCACGGCCGGCGCGTCGAAATCCGACAGATCAGAAGCCGCCATGGAAGCGCCCCGCTGTTTTTCGGAGGACGTCGCCGTTGCAGATCCGCACGTCGTCCGGGTCCAGGTAGTTGGTCAGCATCAGGAGCACGGGTTGCGGCTCGACGGTGTAGGCGATCTTCGAGCGCACCATGATGGTTTCGCGCTGCAGCTCGAACTGCACCCAGCCGCAGGCGTTGGCCTGCGCCATGAATTCGTGGCGTCCGCGGCCGTCCGCTGAGATCGCGTCGGTGAGCAGGGTCAGGCCGGACAGGATCTCCAGCCATTGGGCGTAGGCCCGCCAGCCGCACAGCACGGCCGGGTTGAAGGGGAGTTTGATAAGGCTGGCCGCAAGCTTCTGGAACGCCTCTTCTTCAGCAGACATTCCCGAGCCTTGGCCGGTGCGAGAAATCACACTGGACTGTGACAAGAGAGACCCCCAAGGTTTTGCAAGGGCCGGTGCTACAGTGTCATCACTGACGGCGGGCCTGTTCTTGGGCCTCTGACTGCAAGCTGCACTCGGCTTGACTTGCCTCAAAAGTGGGGCAAGGTAAATTCCAGTATAGGTCTGGTTCTGTTTTTCCTTGCCCAGGAGGGCAAAATGGGAGAGTCACGCAAGGCGGACAATGTGGTGCGGATACAACGCCGAGACGGCTTTGTGAAGAGGATCGAACTGTTCGTGAGCCTACAATTCCCAACCGAAGAATTCATCAACACCCGAGGCGAAGCGATCCTGTTCAACCAGCGTTATCGCTATTTCCGGGTGCGCGTTGACGGGTTCTGGCATCCGCGCGGGGCACGGCTGCTGTACAGCAAAGCCCAGTGTCGGGCGCTGATCCAACGGGAGATTTTCAATGAAGCTGACTGACTACGTGGGCGCGCAAATGCTCGGCCCGCGCCGGGGCCTGTTCAATGGCTGGCGGATGTTGGTGTGGGGGTTGTGGGCACTGCTGGTCAAACCGGAACGCTTTCAGGTCGACGATGAGGATATTGAAATGGGCACGGGCGGGGGGCAGTTGCGCAAACTGGTCGGCGGCGTGCTGATGATCGTGGCCGGGGTCGGGCGGGTGTTTTTCAGTCTGTTCGGCATCACGTTGCTGCTGGCGTTCTTCGTGCTGTCACCCTTCGGCGTGCTGATCCTGCGCCTGGTCGCCAACCTGCGCGCCCGCCGCAACCTGCAGCGCCACGCCCGAAAGGTGGCCGCCGCGCGCGCCGATCTGGCCAACCGGACCCCGCCTCACTGAGGCGGGACGGGGTCGATGTAGCCGATGTGTTCCTTGCTCTTGTCGCCGCCGGGGCGCATGCGCTGGGTGTTCGGGTCCTTGAACCAACCCTGCGGTTCGTCATCCTTTTCCGGGTCGAACGCCTGCATGGCGGCGACTGCCTCGGTCACGCTGGTGTAGCAGTAGCAGGCCTCGAACCCGCAGTAGTCGAGGTTGTAGTACAGCCGCCCCTTGCCATAGGTCATGCTGGACACCGCCATCCAGGTGCCGTCCTCCAGCTTACGGGCGTGCACGTAACCCATGGCCAGCACCTGCGCTTCGGTAAGTTCTGCTCGCATCCGCATCAGACACCCGAAAAGCGGCGGGTAGCGTAGTCCGAGCATTCCTGCAGCACCGCCGTCGCCCACAGTTGCGCTGCGTCACCTCCCTCTGCGGCTTTGCGCAAGAACATCTGCATCACCATATGGCTCGCGGCGTACATCGCTTGTTCCGTTTCCTGGATCTGACGCAGGCTGGCCGAAGGTGGGATGCACCCCACTTGATAGGCCTGGACCATGTCGGCAATGGTCTGTGCGCGATCCAGCAGGGCGCGCATTTCCCGGTTCCGGCGGGACAGCTCGGGGTCGTTGTTCAAGGTGTCAGCGGCCCGGCGGGCAATGTCTTCGGGGGTCATGGGTACGTCCCTTGTCGGGTGGGCTTAGGCGGCGATCTTCACGCGGTTCATGGTCCAGCCAAACATGTACTTCTTGTTCTTCGGCCGGGCCTCGGTGCGCCCGAGATAGTACACGGCTTGCTGACTGTTGAGCAGGGCCAGCAGGCACCGTTCACCCGCCGACTTGCGCAGTTTGAGGAACGCATCCAGGGCGATAAAACTCTGCGGGCCCAGGTCGCCGTCCGGCTTCAGCTGCGGGTAATTGACCTGGCCATCACCGTCAGGATCGTTCAGCGCGTTCAGGGCGCGCTGCAGGAAGGTCGCGGCCTGGCCCGGCGGCAGGTTGACCTCGATCTCGAACAGCTCGGCCGCCAACTCGCGGCTGCGCAGCAGCACGTTGTTGAAGTGCGGGCGGACGAAATACTCTTCCAGGTAGATCAGCTCGGCGGTGTCGCGCGGCAGGTCTTTCATCGCGCCCAGGTAGCCGTATTCGCGGGCCACGGCCTCGGTCACGCCCCAGCGCGTGGCGCCGCCGGCGTCATTCGGATCGATCTTGCCTTGGCCGTCGCCCTCGATGCCGATCAGCTCGTCGATGATCTTGTCGATTTCCGGGGTGCGCGTGATCAGGCCCATTACGCCACCTTCTTCGCGGCAACCACCGCCGTCAGCTGACCCACCCGCTCGGCCAGGCGCTCCAGGCGCTGCTCGAAAATGTGTTCGAAAGCGCTCTGGCCTTCGCCACGGAGCACCGCCAGCGCGGCTTCCATGGACATCGAAATGATCAAGGGGTTGCTGCCTTTGGGCAGTTGCGCACGGTGCGCTTCGGCTTCGTCTCGGTGGGTGTAGACCCCGACAACTTCAAAGTCTAGGTGCAGTGCGTCCAGCCGGTATACCACCAGTGCTTCGGGTGTTTGCGCGCTCATGGGGTGCCCTATCCATAGAATCAATCTCGGCCGTCTTGGTGGGTGTCGCGAGTCGCGGCCTTATGAAAAAGCGTAGCGCTGGATCGGAAAAATATTTTGCGTTGCTCGGAAATCGAGGCAATACCCCCCCTAAAACAGGCCTTTTCGAGCCCTCAAAAAACTTTTTTCAAACTATTTTTCAAAAAGTTTTCACCCACAAAACACGCGGGCTTTATCGAAAAAGCTGTCCGATCACCCGGCGTTTTTGATGGCAGTTTTGTGAATGTCAAGGGGGGTAAAGACAGCGGCTCGGTTGTCTTTGACCCCAAAAGCTCCGTATCCTATTGACCAGAAACGAAAAAGCCCCTGCTGTTAGGCGGGGGCTTTACGGGCTGCGGGGTGTTACAAGCACCTGCAGCCAAGGTCTCGGGGGATCTTCTGCTTTAGCGGGCGGGAGGGCGAGACGGTTTAGTCATTCTACGTGAACCTGCGTCACGTATTCAACTCTGCCTACCTCTCCCCATGAGCCTTCCGTCGTGATGTTTGGATCAAGATGGGGCGTTCATTCGCCTATTGGACCACGACGCGTAGCAACCACCCACAAGGGGATCTTCTCAGGGTGGTCGGTATAGCCGGGAGGTACGAACCTGGAAACAGGTCGAGAAGGCAACGGCAGGGCGGCGTATTACCCAGACACAGGCGCCGTCGACTGTCTCAAAACCTACCCCCGCCGCACGCCGAGAAGGGCCGAGGGCGCTTGTAACGCATAACCTCGAAGGTGCGGAACGCCAGCTGGGAGTGGGAGCCGGGAACGGAAATTCCCCACTGCGTGGAGCTGTAGGAAAGGCCTTTTTTCAAGGGCTGGACCTAGGGGCTCGCACGCCAGTGGGAGCAAAAAAGGTGCCACCGCGAGGGCGGTGCCGCCCTAGTGTTTTGGCGAGGTCGGGCTACGCTGCAAAGACGACTTCCGAATTATTCAGATTTCGTACAGGGCCTGTTCAGATTTGTATCGAATATGTAACGTGCCCCCGGAACCTGTATCGGCTGGTGTCCAGCCCCTACTCGAAAACAAGGAAAATGGATTGTGTTGATACTCACCCGCCGTCCCAGCGAAGTCATCATGCTCAACGATGACATCCGCATCACCGTGATTGCCGTCTCTGGCATGCAAGTCAAAATCGGCATCGACGCGCCGAAAGACGTGGCCGTGCACCGCGAAGAAATCTATCAGCGCATCCAGCTGCAAAAAGCCGAAGCCGAAACCGCGTAACTGACAGGGAGGTCTGCGCATGCAGCCATTTGCCAAGTTGTACTGGGCCGAAGACGTGGGCCAGGTGTTGGCCACGATCGACGACAATGACGTGATGATCCGTTTCGTTCCGCCGGGCTTGGGCGTGTCCGCCATACGCGCCTGCCTGCCCGATACCGAGGGCGGACACGCGAGGGCGGAACTCTTGTTCAGCCGCATCGACGCAGGGTTCGCGCTGGACCTGGTGCGCAAGGTGCTCGCGGACCCGGATTTCAAGCACCTGCTGGCCACGCCGAAAGGAATGTTCGATGCCTAACGCGCCGAAGAAGCTGTACCAGGCCAAGGGCAAGGACGGCACCTACGAGTTCCTTGGCCGCAGCACCGGCGCCGGGACTGACCGGGGGCATGACGTCGAATCCTACCGGGACATCCACACCGGCCGGCTGTTTCACCGACTGCCCGATGATTTCGCCATCCGCATGGAGTGCATCGGCGAGCGGGTCGAATACCCTTACAGCGACGAGGCCGAATTGCAGCAGTGGCGCGAACTGGCCACAGTCGCGATGGCCACCAGCGATCCGTTCAACGCCAGTGAAACCGGCCTGTTTCCGAACACGTGGGAGGGCGACGTGGCCATCGTCGCGTACCTGATCAAGACCCTGCGCGAAACCATCGACGGTCTACGCGGCGTCGACCAGGTCGAGGTGGCCGAGCAATGAGGTTCCTGCGCTACATGCTCACGTCGCACGTGTTGCTGGCCATCGTCGCCATCCAGGTATTCCAGCAGGTATGGAACCTCGCCGTGGACGAGCCGCTGTCCGGGTTCCTGATCACCCTCTGTCTTGCCTGGAAGCTGGGGTGTTTGGCCAGTGTTGCCGATTGGTACTCCCGCTGGGATCACCATGCAAAGGAAATACAGGCCGACATGGACGAGTTGGTGGAGTGGTTCGAGGGTTTGCCAGCGGAGGATCGCGAGGCCTTGCAGCCCCAATTCGCCGCGTCGATGGCCCATGTCACGACGACGCTCCAGAAGGTTCTGGAAACCCGCGACGTCGGCAAAGAGCCGATGACGTTGCGTGAAGGCCTCCCTTGGTTGTTTCGGTGGTCCTCCAAATGATCGCGATCATCAACACCGGCGAGCGGGTCGGGGAGGGTCGCTACCGCTACCGCCTGCAGATCAACGACAAGCTGATCACCGAGTTCACTCACAAACAATCGGACGGCCTCGGCGAATGCCTGCGGCTGGCCGGGCAGGCGGCGGACGATGCGCATCGGGCCGAGATTGAACAGTTTCTCAAGGCCGCCGCCGAAGTGTGGCGCCAGTAATTCACGAAGGAAAACAACCATGGCGTTCAAGGTTCCTGAGCGTTTTCGCGTAACGAATGGCCCGATGGCCACCAGCCTTGCGAAGCACGGCAACAACGGGGCGTTCCTCATTCCCCTGCGCGACCCCAACTCCAACAACGTGAAGATTGTGCGCGCCCTCGCTTCCGACACGGACAGCTGGGAGCATGTCAGCGTCAGTTTCCAGACCAAAACCCCGTCCTGGGACGTGATGTGCACAATCAAGGATCTGTTTTGGGGGCCGGAGGACAGCGTGGTGCAGTACCACCCCCCGCATAAGGAATACGTGAACTTCCACCCGTACTGCCTGCACTTGTGGAGGCCCATCGGGGTCGAGGTGCCGCGTCCGCCACACCATCTGATCGGCCCGTTGGCCACCCGTACCCCTGACCCTGATTTGGAGGCTTGACCATGGGCAACTGCTCAACGTTTTTTGATGAACTGCGCTTCGATGTACGCGACCCGGAAGCCACCCACGTGTACGCCTTCGTTCGTGGTGAGGGCGACTGCCCGTTCTTTGTCCACGGCTGGCACCACAAGGCGTTTCCGAAGGACATGACGACTCAGGCGATCATGACGCTGATCGCCGAAGGCAGCGAAGACATGATGCAGTGGCATCGCGAAGTGCCCCGTGCACAGCCGGAGATCACCCTGTTCAACCCGCACGAGTTCGTGCCGGTCCGTGCCGAGGATCTGATGGCTTGGCGGGCCAGCCTGCTGGGTTCCGTTGCCATGAGTCAGGTCGACATTGCCGACGCCATTACCGCCTGGTTGGCCATGTCGCCCGAATGGCGCAAGGCGTGCCCGTACTGCCGCGCCGAAGAGTTTGTGTTGAAGTCCATGCGGGAGCAGCAAGGGTGAACGGCTGGACGGATTACCCGATCCTGGAACTGGGCGACCTGCCCGGCGTCGAGGCGCCGATCCGCAAGTGCGAGGTGCTGAGTTTCGACCAGAACAAATACTGCCGCGTATGGGTCGAGGGCATCGAAACCGAGATCAAGGGCGGCTACCTGTACCCGCAGAAGGGCCGCTGCGGCGAGGTGCCGTGCTTCACCCTCGACCAGCTGCTGGCCTTGCCGATCGACCACAGCCAAAGGGTGACGCCATGACCGAGGCCGACGAGATCCAGCAGCTGCGGGACCAGATCGAGCTGTTGGAGCTGGATCTGGAGTGCGCGAGGCGCAACGAGAACAACGTGAACTACTGGTACGGTCAGGACGACGGGGTGCGTGGGGCCTGCCTGCGCTGGCAGGAAGCGCTGACCAACCCCATGCCCAAACTTGGCGTCATGCAACAGCCGCTGGAAGCCCTGTACCGCCTGACCGAGGCGCTGCGCCGGGACTTGGCCACCGTGCAAAGCAATCTCGCTTTGGTGACTGGTCAGCGCGACGGTTACGCTTGGTTGTTGAGCGGCGTGATGGACACGATCGAGGCCTACTGGCAACCCCACGATGAGGCCTCGCGCGCCGCCTATGAAACCCTTCTCAAGCGCCTCGGTAACCGCAATGACGCCGCTTGGGTGGCCATGCGATCTCAAGGAATGAAGCCATGAACGCTGCCAACCAAGTAAGGGGACTGACCCCGTGTGGTCGGGAGCGCCTGACCTACGCGATGGAGCAACGCATGCGCTTCATCGACTTCCTGTTGTTCCACTACGGCAACGTCACGCGCAAACACATCATCGACTTTTTCGGCGTGACCTCGGCCACCGCGACCCGCGATTTCGCCCTGTTTGACGAGCTGTACCCGGGACAGGCGCGGCTGTGCGGGATTACCAAACACTACGTGCCGACCGCGCAGTACCAACGGATTTTCCCATGAATTTTTGACGTACACCCCGGCGAGGGGGTTGGCATGTGCAGCAGCGTGGAAAGTCGCAGACACGCTAATCAGGGGCTGGAGAGATCACCCGGTGTAGCGATACGGTGCGGGTGTAGGGGGAGAGATGAGTATGGTTATCCCCCCGGTGATTTATAAAACGAGGCGACACCACCAGCGCGCCTATCCACCCCATAGCCGGTTTAGCGCCCGGCCTGCACATGCGAACCCCTTCACCGGCACTGCCCCGGAGATTCACCATGGCCTTCATCGTCACTGGTTGGAACCCCTTCTACGAGGGCTGGCTCGCCCGCATCCTGCAACAGCCCAGCGATCCCGAGCAGAGCGAGGCGTGGCAAGTGGGCTGGAAGACGGCGGACGAAACCGACCTCGTGGGCCAGATGTGGGCCTTGCAACAAGAAATCACCGGCGGCACCAAGCACCAGCCGCACATCACCGTGACACCCCACCATGCCAAGGAATGAACCATGGAACGACGCATCTGGAAATGGCCGCTGAACATGACCTCCCCACAGGATCTGCCCATCCCGCTCGGCGGGCAGTTTCTGACCGTGCAGCTGCAGGACGGCAACCCGCAGGTGTGGTTCCTCTGTGACCCCTACGCCCCCGTTGCCCCCCGCCGCCTGGTCATCTACGGCACCGGCCATCCCGTGCCGGAATTCGCAGGCAGCTACCTGGGCACGTTCCAGACCGGGCGGCTGGTCTGGCACCTCTTCGAAGTCTGGCACCCGAGTTCAAAACCCCTGGAAAACCAAAGGATTGACCTATGAACACTGAAATTCTCGCGATCATTGATGTCAGCGGCTCGATGGAGTCGATCAAAACAGACGCCATCGGCGGCTTCAACGCCTTCCTGGCCGACCAGAAAACGGTCGACGGCGAAGCGCGCATGACCCTCGCACTGTTCGACAACCAGTACGACCTGCTGTACCAGGGCCGGGCGCTGGCCGAGGCCGAGCCGCTGACCACACAGACCTACGTGCCACGGGGCTCGACCGCGTTGCTCGATGCGATCGGGCGCACGCTGAATGTACAGGGCGCGCGGATCGAGGCCGAGGGCTGGGCCGAGAAGGTCATCGTCACCGTCCTCACCGATGGCCAGGAGAACCAGAGCAAGGAATTCACCGCGCCGGTGATCCGCGAAATGGTGGCGGCGGCCGAGGCCAAGGGCTGGGCGTTCGTGTTCCTCGCCGCCAACCAGGATGCGTTTGCCACGGCGCAGTTCTACGGCAGCAGCGGCGCGCACGCGCAAAGCTTCGCGGCCAACTCGGTGGGCACGGCCCAGGCCTACTCCACCATGAGCAACACCACCCGCGTGCTACGCGGCGCCGAGTCGGTGCTGCCGACCAGCGACGTAGAGGCCTTAGCCAAGTTCCGGGCCGAGCAGATCGCCAAGGTCACCCCGAAACCCCGGGCCAAGGCCCGCAAAGGTGCGTAGTGCGTGCCCCGGCGCGGAAGGGATCGGAGCTGCGCGACTTGATTGAATACGCCAAGTCGCTCGGTTTCACCTGCGAAACCACCGGCGGGGGCCACCTGTGCTTCCGCCGGCCACACACCATGCCGGTGTACGCCTCGCAGTCGCCAAGCTGCTGCTATGCCCGCAGGAAGACCCGGGGTGATCTCAAGCACGCATTGATCGAGGCGGCGCAACGGACGGCCCAGGCGCAAACGAAGGAATGAATCTATTGAGCGGGACCAAAGCAACACCGGAAATCGAGTACCTGGGGCAGTTCCTGTTCGTCCAACGCAAGGCCCTGCGCCTGTCGTTGGACGAGGTGGCCAAGCAGGCCGGCACCTCGAAATCCTACCTGTGGGAGATCGAGCACGGGCAGGCCTCGCCCTCGTTCATGCTGGTCACCCGCCTGTGCCAGGTCTTGTGCCTGAACATCGGCGGGCTGGCCGCCGGGGCGCTGAAGGTGGCTGAGCTGTGCGGGGAGGTCGAGCAAGATCCGGGGCAGCTTCATCGCCCCGGGGCTTGATTGGCCCGACAACGAGCGAAGCGAGGCGTCAGGCTTTTAGGGGCCTCTGAAAACACCCCTATATATAAGACTAAGAAGGGGGATGGCTGGAGGCCTTTGTTTTCAAGGGGGGTAGTCTTGAATTTCTGGACTAGGTGTTTAGAAACTCAGGACTTTTTACTTGATTAAGTGGCTATTTCCAAGACCTGTGTATAGAATTAGCGGCTATATTCAACGGGATAGTTTGGAAGTTCAAAGGCTTTATCTTGAAAAGACCATGCTATTTCAACGGTATGGTTCAGAAGTTCTAACGAAACGGTGTGAAAACACCCACTGTTTTCAACAGTCGGGGCCGGAATCACGCCATGAATCCAAGAAATAGCTGGAATTCAACGTGACCGAGAAGAAAAAGTCCTATTACACCTCCCGTGCCGACGTGGTGCCCACCCGCCATAACCCGTGGGCTGGGGAGCTGGCCCACACGATCAAGAAAGGTCACAAGGTTACGGGTTTCGCTACCTCCAAGCACTCACTGGTCAACCAGGCCACCGGCGAGGTGTCGGACGACATCGCTCTGGTAGGGGTGCGCAAGGTGGTGGACAAGGAAGAGTTCATCAAATTCTTCGGTGCTGGGATCATGGAGGTGTTCGAGCTGACCACCCCGGCCAAGGACGTGTTCAAGGCGATCCTGAACGTGTACCTGGACCAGAAAAACCAAGCGGAACAGCTGTACCTGAACTACGACGAAATCAAAGAGATTTATGGCTACAGCAAGTCGCCGTCGACCTACTACAACGGCCTGAACGAACTGATCGTGAAGGGTTTCCTTGCCCCCGTGCAGTTCCGCGAAAGTCACTACTGGGTCAATCCGAACCTGTTCTACAAGGGCGACCGTATTCGCATCGTGCGCGAGTACGTGCGCGCTGGGACCAAGGCGGCCAAGCAGGTGGAAAAGGAGAACGCTGCGATGAACCAAATGGGTTTGCCGCTCGACACCCCTGCTAACTACGACTAGCGGCAAACCCGTTGACCCCGTGGTTCCCGAACAGCTCAATGTTGTGCGGCCAGCGGGTCAAAAAGATGTCGCACAGCTCTTGACGCAGTACGCCCGCTTCCTCTTCGCTGATGGTCAACCAAACCAAATGCCGTCCCAGTGTGCCGAGGCCCATCCCGAGGTACATCAACCCCTCTTCCTCGCTGGTGCTGCTGCCGGCTATCTTGAGCTTGCACAGTCCTAGATCAGCGAGCAGGGTCTGCTTGTCTTCCATCAGGTCGTTCATTGGGTGGGGGTCAGGCTGGTACATGAGGTGTTCCACGGTGAGGGCAGGCCAGTTTAGGGTAGGAGGCAACGTCACGCCAACCAACACCCGGCGGACGGCTGGACGACTGTAAACCCTGCGCTACACTCCCCCTGTAGCCCCTCCTTGGCTGCTCGCAGCTGTACTGAAGCCCCGGCGCCTAATCCCTCGCCGGGGCTTCTTTTATGCGAAACCCCCGGTGTCATTGCCCCGCAGGCCTTGAGTTTGACGGTCTGAGCTTCCCCTGCGATGATGGTTTTCCTCTGGCCGCCGTCCGCCAGAGGCGTCCCTTAGCCGTAATGGACCATGTCTAAGAGGTGCGCCATGCTTGGCAATATTGATCCCCTCCGGGTGCGCGTGTACGCCTGGTCTTCTGTGGTCTACAGCGGCCACGACAATCTCACTCGGACCCGTTTCAGCCAGGTCGTCGATCGCGACAACCGCGAGGCCGCGCTGGATTTCAGCACCCTGACCCGAGTCATCCTGACCTTCCCCGACACCAGCCCCGTCATGACCTTCGACAGCGGCGAGCTGCTCGACGTCATCGACTGGACGCAGGGCGACGGCGTGCTCGGCTTCGACCTGTCGGTTTTCGACATTCCCGAGGGCGAGTACCGCGCCGAACTGGTGGTCTACGACGCCGAGCACGAGCGCGGCCAGGTGCTGGTCAGCCTCGACTCGCCGGAGGGCGGCCTGCGCCTGCGCGTCGACCAGGTCAACACCAGCGGCAGCACGCCGCCACCACTGCCCGATGATTCGTGGCTGGCACTGCGTGACGCCGGCCAGTCGATCTCGTCGCTGCGCGTGGTCTACGAACTCGACGGCGTGGTGTTCAAGCTCGACCCCACCACCGAACACGTCCATGCGCTGCTCGGCCTGACGGTGACGGCGGCCGACAGCGGGGCGCCGATCAAGGTGCAGCGCGCCGGCACCGTGGACAACGACACCTGGGACTGGGCCGAGGGCCTGGTGTTTCTCACCGGCGACGGGGTGCTGACCCAGGTGCCGCCCACCAGCGGCTGGGAAGTGGTGGTGGGCAACGCCCCCTCGGCCCGCCGCCTCAACCTGACCTTCGATGAACCGGTTTTCTTGGGATAAGGAGCACACAGCATGGCCGTACAAGGATTTCTCACCCGGGTCGCCGGGAAAACCCTGCAGCTGTTTGGCCTGCAGGCGTCCACCGGCACGGCCGACGCCGGCAAGCTGGTGGCCACCGGCAGCGACGGGCGCCTGGACCTGACCTTCCTGCCGACCGGGGTCGGGCGCAACCAGGTGGTGTGCCCGGCGACCGAGGCGTTGTCGGCCGGGCGCTACGTCAACCTGTTCAATGACGGTGGCGTGCTCAGCGCGCGACTGGCCGACAACAGCAACAACCGCGAGGCCTGGGGCTACGTCAAGGACGCGGTGGCGAGCAGCGCGCAGGCTACGGTGTACCGACTGAACACGGTCAATGCCGGGCACTCCGGGCTGACCCCCGGGGCCAACTACTGGCTGGGCACGGTGGGTGGGGTGACCGACACGCCACTCGATCCGAGCACCGACACCGGCAAGACCGACCAGTTTCTCGGCGTGGCGTTGAGCACCACCGAGCTGGTCACCGCCGAATATGAACCGGTGCGCCTGTAATGGCCGCCCGGGCAGCCCTGGTGCGGGTCGACGGCACCACACAAACCCTGCAGGAGGGAGACACTTTGATCGGCGTGGCCTTGCTCTGTGAAATCAAACTCTGGTCGTTGCCCGTGGCCCCCGGCGGCTGGGCGTTGTGTGACGGCACCACCTACCTGATCGCCGATTACCCGCAGGCGGGAGCGCTGCTCGGCACCCTCTACGGTGGCGACGGGGTGATCACCTTTGGCGTGCCGGATCTGCGCGACCGCGCGCCGCGCGGGGCCGGTGGTGCGCTGGAGCTGGGCGACACCGGCGGCACCGACACGGTGACCCTGGCCACCGCCAACCTGCCCGCACACAGCCACAGCCTGGGCGCCGGGGCCTCGGCGACGACCACCATCCAGCTGGCCAGCGACCAGACCTCCAACGCCGCCGACCTGACGCCGACCAGCACCAACCACTTCATCGGCGGCCTGACCGGTGGCCCGGGCTCGGCGACCATCTGGAAACCTTCGGTGGGTAGCGCGCCGATCACCCAGGGTGGGGTCACCACCACGGTCAGTGGTAGCACCGAAAGCGCCGGCAGCGGCAGCGCGGTGACGGTGACCAACCCCTACCTGGGGCTGAACTTCATCATCGCGCTGGGGGTGTAAGGCTCAGCGCGGCCCCTCGCGCTGCGGTCCGCCGGGCTTCGGCCCGGCCACGTCGGCGGCACGGATGCCCGGCCCGACGATCTCGATCCGCCCCTCGTCAAACCACTGCGCCGGCTCCAGTTTGCCGTCCTTGATCGGCGGCACCAGGTTGTACTGGTCGCAGCCGGTGATGAACTGCGAACGCCCGGTGATGATGCCTTGAAAACCGGTGACCTTGTCCTTGCCTTCCTTTCCTAACTCGATCATGGGTGGTCCTTTTTGGTGGGGTTCAGGCGTTCATGGTATTGGGCAGGCGCGGCCCGCCCAGCGTTCCCCACTTGCCCGGGTGAACGGCCTCGACGGCCCGGTACAGGGTGAGGATTTCCTGGGCGTGTTCTTCGCCGTCGATGTGGTGTTCCTGGCGCACGATGGTGAGGGCCGCCAAGTGCATGCTGATCACCAGCGCGGCGGCGTCCTCACTGCTGCCGGGGAGGAAATCCAGTCCGCCGCGCAGGCGGCGTAGGAGTTCGTCGCGGCCCTGTTCGTTGCGTTCGTCGCGGGTCATTGAATCGTCTCCAAACCGCGCAAGCGGAATTCGTTCATCGCCCCACGTGCCAACTGCACCAGCTCGTTGTCGGGGCGGGGGTTCTTCAGCACCTGCACAATCACGTCGTTGAGGATCGACAGGTCGACCTTGAGCGCGGCGTTGAGGCTCGGGTGGGTGACCTGGAAGGCGCGCACCGTGTTTGCGCGCATCTCTTCGGCCTCATCCTCGGTGATGTCGCCATCCCCCCGCATCACGCAGATGCCACGCATGGCCATGTCGAGCAGGGACACCGCGCCGACCTCTGTGGTGATGGGCATCAGGTTGATGATCGACTGCAGGCCGAGCAGCATCTTCTGTTTGTGGATGGCGTGGTCTTCAGTGTCCACGTTTGGCCACCTCTTCAGCGACCGACGCCTCGGCGTGGTCCATCAGCCCGGGGAAACGCTTGTCGTACAGCGCCTTGATCTCGTCGGCCAGCTTGTTGGCCTGGGCGCCGGTGAGCAGGCCCACCTCGGACATGCAGTTGAGCCGCCCGCGCACCACGCCGAGCAGGAAGGCCGCGCCGATCGGCGATTCGATCATCTTGATCAGCAGGGCGTTGTCGGTGACCGCCTTGATCTGTTGCTGCATCAGCTCGATCTGCTGCTGGACGGGGTCGTCGAGGTCGCTGTCATCGGGTACACGGGTCGGGTCGTCAGTCATGGTTCAAGTCCTTTCGGGTAATGGGGTGCGCGCTCGCGCGGTCAACGTGCCGGCCTCGCCGGGGCTCAGCGCCTCCTGCTGCCTCAGGCGGTGGATGGTCTTTAGGCACGAGGTCTGCATCGTCCGGTGCATGCTCGGCGGCATCTGCGGCAGCAGGTCAAGGGCACGGTAGAGGTAGGCCAGCAGGGCTTGGCGGTCGGGGTCATGGCTCACTCCGGGAGATTCACGGGGTGAGCGCGGTAGGCGGCGTGCACCCGGTCGGTCAGCGCTTCGGCCTCGACCGGGTCGATCAGCTGCAACTGCTGCAGGGTGACCACCACGGCGCGGCCGGCCATCAGCAGCCGGTACGCGCCGAGGCCGGTGGTCTGCGCCGGCAGCTGATCGAGCAGGTGTTCGAGGTGTTGTTGCAGCGCGGTGTGCACCGGGCTGGTGTCGATGGCGGTCAGGGGCGGCTCTTCCTTAGTAGCACTGCTATTAAATTGTTCGGGGTCGAACCGCACCGGGCCAACCAGGTAGTGGCGGGCCTGTTTCTCGGTAGTGCCCGGCGGCCAGGGCACATACAGGTAATCGTGCAGGGTGCGCCCGTCCTCGGTGCGCCCTTCGTGCCAGTCGGCGACCTGCTCATCCAGGCCCGGGTCGGGGTGCGCCCGCAGCGCCGCAAGGTTGGTCTGCTCCAGCCCCGAGCCGGCGTAGCCGTCGACGTCGGTGTAGGCCTGGTGCCACGCGTGGTTCTCCAGCAGGGCCGCCTCCAGCGTGGCGATCCGCGCCAGGGCGTCGTGCAGCTGAATGTCGCGGATGACGGCGTCGTCGACCAGCTGTTCCAGCATGCGCTGCAGCGCCGTGTTGGCCTGCTGCAGGTTGGCAAGGTGGCTCTCGGCGTATTGGGCCTCGTCCAGCGTGCCCACGCCGGGGCCGAGGGGCTTCTGGTAGCGCGCCTTCATCACGGTCAGGCATTCCCCGTCGCCGCAGTAGGCGTAGTTGGTCAGGCCGAACCACCAGGTGGCCGGCTTGCCGCAGCCGGCATCGCAGGTGCCGGGGTTGGGGGCGTCGTCGGGGTACTCGAAACCGTCGACGGTCTTGATCATGTGTCACCCTCCAGCGGCAACGGCGGCAGTTCGCCGAAGCCCTCGGCCAGCTCCGGGCGGGCGGCCTTGAGGGCGTTGAGCAGGTTGGCGCTGTGCAGCACCGCCTCGCTGCGGGTCAGCACGTCGAGGGCGCGCAGCTCGTGGATCGACACCAGACACACCCAGCCTTCCTGCAGCACCTCGTCCTCATGCGCGCTGGCCAGACTCTCGGCCCAGGCGCGCAGCCGGTGTTCCAGGCGCTGCTTGAATTGCCGGGCGGTGGTGGCCGTGGGGCTGAGCGCCCCGGGGCCGAACAGGGCGGCGTGCAGCAGGCGGATGCGCATCTGCAGTTCCGCCTTGTCGATCCGCAGGTTGTCGACCCACTCTTCCAGCCCGGCGTTCTTCGCCAGCGCGTCGTACAGGGCGTCGTCGTCACTCATGGCGCGTCGTCCATCGGCGCGTACAGCGCGTAATGCCCCAGCACCTGGCCGAGCAGGTCGGCGGCCTGCTCGGGGTCGAGCCACCGGGCCTGGGTCAGGCGTTCCACGCAGTGCCAGCAGATCACCAGGTTGCGCAGGGCGCTGGCCGGGCTCTCGGCGTGGCGAAACACCCCCGGCAGGGCCTCCAGCCGCGCCTGCATGCCGGCCACGTACTCGGCGCGTTCCTCGGCCGTGGCCAGTTCGCTGTTGGCCGGGAACACCCGGCTCACCAAGCGTGCGGCGTCCTTGAACAGCGCCTGCAACTCGGGGTCGAGCGGCCGGGCCTCGAAGCGTGCCTGCAAGGCGTCGAGGATGGCGTCGGTGTCGCGGGTGACGATGTCTTCGATGGGGGTCATGGCGCGTCCTCCGGCGGGGTCAGGAAGGCGTTGACGTAACGGCGCTGCAGGCGGACCACCAGAATGTCGGCCTCGTACTGGCTGACCAACCGCTGGCCGATCATCTCGTTGACCAGCGTCTGCGCGGCCACCATCAGCGGCACCACCATGGTCTTCTCGTAGGTGGTCGGCATCAGGTCGAGGACCTTCAGGGTGTGTTCGAGGTGGTCGAGAAACAGGCTGCGCATGCGCACGCGGGTTTCTTCGGGGACGGCCAATTCTTCGGCTTTCATGGCGCGTCCCCCGGTTTGCGACTGGCCGGGTCGTAGTCGACGTGGCCAGTGCAGTGCACGCCGTCCGGCGCCAGCGTCTCGCGCAGGGTCTGCTGGAACAGCTCGTCGATGTGCAGCGAGGTGGTCACCCGCAGCTCGCCCTGTAGCGACTCGGCAATCTCCGATGACCAGGCCCCGGCCTCGGTCAGCGCCAGCAGGTAGCCGAGGGCGAGGAAGCGCCGGTTGCTCGCCGCCTCCAGGGTCGGGGCGAGGCTGACAAAGCGGATCTGCTGCCGCGCCATGGCGTGCAGGCGCGTGCGTTCGTACTCGGTGTATTCAGGCATCGGGGGTGGACTCGGGTTGGGTCAGCACGCGGGGGATCAGCTCGGGACGGTAGCGGGCGTACAGCGCCACCAGCTCGCCGATCATGTCCTTGGCCTGGTCCTCGCGCAGCAGTTGGTGGTCGAGCAGCTTGCGCAGCCGGCGGCTGACGCTGTGGTACAGCACCACGGCGTAGTCCGCGTCGAGGTCGGGCAGGTCGATCAGGTCGAGCATGTCCGCCGAGTTCTGCGCCATCAGCAGCAGGCGGTAGTCGAGCCGACCTTGCTCGGTGCCCAGGTCAGGGCTGGCCAGCTGCGCGATCAGGTCGTTGAGGGCGGTGCGGGTCTTGGAGATGTCTTTAGGCATGTCACTGTTCCTCCACACGCATGTGCAGGGTCGCCACCATGCCGCGCACCTGGGCACTGTCAAAACGCTGGTCGAGGACCTTGTCGACGAAGGAGGTCAGCAGCAGGTTGAGCATCTGCCGGGCCTTGTGCGCGTCGTCGGGAACGATCACCCCGACCTGTTGCAGCACGTCGAGGCGGCCCTTGAGGTTCGCCACTTCGACGAGGGCTCGCAACGGGTCGGTCTGGTCGCACAGGGCGTTGAAGCGGGCGCCGAAGGTGGCGAGCGCGGCCAGCTTGGTGGCGTCGAGGGGCGGGGCGGACGGGTCGGGCGTGTGATCCATGGCACTTCCTTGCGGATGGTGGAGCGGGAATAGGCGGCGGCCCTGATCAAGCGTCGAGGGGGGCTCGACCGGGCTGCCGGGGCGCGGCACCAACGTGCAGCGTCGTTGCTGGTACGTGCCGCGCCGGAGGTAACGGTAGCACACGGGTGGATGGGCGGGGAGTGGGGGGGTGGACGGGGGCTGTGGGGCGTTTCGGAGGGGTGATTCGGGGCGGATGGGGAGGGGGTTGAGGGGGGGAAGGGGCGGTTTGGAGGGGTTTGAGTGTATCGTTTTGGGTTAGGTTGATGATTAATGGGTGGCGTTAATTGGCATGGTTTTTTCCTTGGTTGCGGTCGTTTTCGGGGTGTTGTGCACTGTACAACTGGGATTTTGAGGGGGTCGAGGTTGGCGAGGGGGTCTAAGGTGAGCCTGGGATGCGCCGTTCGTCGGAAAAAGTGTGGTCGGGGTCCTTTTGGCTACTTTATTGGCATGATTATTGCCGAGAGCGTGCGTGTGTGAGGGTTGTTCACTTGGTTATAAGCCTTATGCCTAACAATTCTAGTGTGCCAGTATGGGTATGCTATAGTTCTAGTGTACCACTCGCTCTTTAAAAAACCCTAGCTAGTCGAGTC